TGGTGGAGAGGTTTGTAAAAAACTTCGTGCCTATAAGAAAAATAAAAAGAATGTACTGATTTCAATTGTAGGCTTTGGTAGACCAAAATTTGGCAATTCTAGTAATACTACATCAAAGCCGTCTAGCGAATCAGCGTCTAAATCTGCCAAGGTAGATCCAAAAATACAGGCTGCTATAGACCTTTTAACTTCAAAAGGATATAAAATCACTAAATAAAGGTGTTTGACTAAGCCTAAAGGTTTTGATATACTAGATATAGTAAGGGGAACTATGAATACATTTTATTTTTGGCACTCATTAGTAATTGGTCTATTGATGATCGGATCATTTTTTTGGGGCAGGCAGTACGAAAAAAATAAAATAATTAAAACAAATAACTAACTCTATAGGGAGTAGCATGACTTGCCTTGCCGTAGTTCGCCATGAGAATAAAATCTATATGGCTGGAGATCGTGGTGCATCTGACGATAATACAATACTTTCTTTAATGGCACCAAAGGTTTGGAAACTTGGTCCATACCTGCTTGGATATGCTGGGGCTTTGGATGGAGAACGTATTCGTTATAATTTTAATCCATATGTGCCAGATATAAAAGATTTAGATAAATTTATGCAAACTAAATTTATTAAACAACTAAGAAACTTTTATAGTGACTGGTGGGTTGATACTGGCAAAGAGGCTGATCTTGGTTTAATTATTTGTATTAAAGGTCAAATATATGAACATAATGCAGTTGATATGTCTTTATCTAAATATAATTTAGATTATTTAGCCATGGGGTCTGGTTCAGAATATGCTTATGGTTATTTAAATGCAACAGAAAAATCTAAAGATGCTCGTAAAAGAGTGGTTGGAGCAGTTAATGCTGCTATTAAATTTAGCCCATCTTGTATGGGACCTATTGACGTAGTAAGTATATGATAATTAATCAAGATACAGAGTTAGTTGTTCCAGAAAAAACTATTGTTTTTTTTCCAGTAGTTCCAGAAGATGGATTTAAACCTTTTGATTTAAAGGATATTAATTTATTTTTAAAACCTTTAAATAAAAATCATAAAAGAGATTGGTTTACTTCAAATTTCTATAAATGTTTGCCACTTTCTATTGGAAACATGCAGGGATTTGTTTTTAGTTTACCATATAGGTTTAGTGTTTTATGGAATGGCGGAAATGATAGAAAAGATTTATCTATAAAATATTATGATGATGTTAGTCCTTATGAAAAATATAATTTTATTAATCCAACTTCGGAGTTTGGTCATGGAGTTCTAACAATTCACTTTCCGCTAACTTTAAAAACTCCTCCTGGTATAAATTTAATGACTATTGCTCCACCAAATTTTCCTACACCTGGACTTAGTCCAATGACTGGAGTTATAGAATCTGATAACATTAGATTTTCTTTTACTTTAAATTTAAAAATAGATTTAATAGATACAAACATTATTATTGAGCCAAATACGCCAATAGTTGGTATGATTCCAATACCAAGATATTTTTGTGATTCTTTTGAGTTAAAAAATGCTTATGATATTTTTAGCGAAGAAATAATAAAAGAAGAAATAATTGTTACAAAAGAACATGCTGATAAAAGAAGTATTTCAAACAAAAATAATTTAGGTTCTGATAGAATATATTATTTAGGAACAGACGTACGTGGTAATAAATTTAAAGATCATCAACTGCCTAAAAAAAATAAAAATTGACTTTTATATCAAAAAACGATATACTTGTTATGCTAAACAACAACAAAACGTATAAGGGGAAATAAATGAAAAAAAGGTTATTAATTTTTGCAATATTAATATCTACGCTTTCTGTTATTAATGTTTCACAAGCAAATGCAAATTGTACAGCATCAGATCCATGTGGAACATGGGCAATGCTTGATAATCAAGGTGTAGTTACTAATGTTATTGTTTGCCAAGCCTCAGTTTGTGGTGGTGGCACATGGGCAGGACAAACCGTTGTTCCACAAGTTGCACCGAATCCTGTAACACACGACACAACTGGACAAGGAAGTTATATAGGTAGTGCAGAAAACAATACGAGTGTTGTTTATTCTGAAGGAACATTTACTATTTATGAAAATTCTGTTATAAATAAAAATACTACAGAAAATAATAATGACATAGTAACAACTTCAGAAGTATCTATTCCAGTTTCTACTAGATCTTTTACTTATGAAGATACAATTGGAAAATCATATGGAAATGTTGAAATGAATTCAGTAACATTTAGTGATAATTCTGAAACAATTGTAAAGGTTACAGAAACAAATTTAATTAATACAATTACAGAATTTTCAAGTTTTTATGAAAGAAAAACAACTCAAGAAATTGAAGAAGTTTTTGTTAATAATAATTTAAACTTGTTGTTATCAAAAATTCAAACATTAGTTTTTTTACTTGGATCTTGGGTAAAATAATATAAGTGTTGCGGAAGTAGTTCAACGGTAGAATACTACCTTGCCAAGGTAGATGTTGCGGGTTCAAATCCCGTCTTCCGCTCCACGCCCTCATGGTCTAGTGGTTATGACATCACCCTTTCACGGTGGTAACAGGGGTTCAATTCCCCTTGGGGGTACTAACATTTGGTATAATAGATTTGTACCTGCCAAAAGGGGGTACATAAATGAAACTCGCTGAAAAGGAGAATAAAATGGTAAGTTCATTTGCGCTGGATCTATTTAAAGATCCTTTTTTTATTGGCTTCAATCGTGAATTGGAGCGTTTTAATACAGTACATAATTTAGCAACACGTCAGGCGTATCCGCCATATGACATTATTAAGGTAGACGAAGATACATATAAACTATCTTTGGCTGTTGCTGGATTTGATGAAGAAAACCTTAATGTTTCTGTGGATAATGCAACATTAATTATTAAAGGCGAAACTAATGATACAGAAGAAGGAGAGGTTGTTCATAAAGGAATTGCTTCTCGTAAATTTACTCGTACATTTGCTTTAGGCGAATACATGGAAGTAACTGGAGCAGAAATTTGTTGCGGTATGTTAAATATTAACATTGAACGTATAGTTCCAGAAGATAAAAAACCAAAACAAATTAAAGTAAAAGTTGCTAAATAATCAGTAACCCTGTATACTTATATGACCTAGGCATGTCACAAAACTGCCTATTATAAAAGGAGGATAATGCCTAGATACGAGTTTAAATGTTTGGTTTGTTCATCACAAGTTGAGTTTGAAAGATCAATTGGTGATGATAAATATCCAATATGCTGTAACGAATCTATGCAAAAAGTTTGGACTGCTCCTACTGCAATTTTTAATGGTAAAGGTTTCTATTCAACCGACAACAGAAAGTAGATGTATAATAATACTATGAGAAGCATTGTTAAAGAACATCCAAGTGTAGTTTCAAAAAAATATATACTAAATGCTAATGATCGTTGTGACAAATGTCAAGTACAGGCTGTGGTTAAAGTAAAAGGTTTATCAGGTGAATTAACCTTCTGTAACCATCATTATGAAAAAATAATGAACAACCCTGAGTCACATGATAAAATGATGACTTTTTTAGTAGAAGTTCTTGATGAACGTGAAAAATTAACAAATAATAAACCAATTGGGGGAATATAATGTATGAATATTATGTAAGAGAAGTAAAAAATGTCGTTGATGGAGACACTATTGACGTTATTATTGATTTAGGGTTTGATATTTTATTTTCATCTCGTGTTCGTTTGGCTGGTATTGATACACCAGAATCACGTACAACTGATAAGGCTGAAAAGGTTTTAGGTCTTGAGGCTAAAGAATACTTAAAAAAACAATTAAAAGATGCAAAGTCTGTAGTTATTCGTACAGAAAAAATGAATTCTTCCGAAAAATATGGACGCATTCTTGGCTGGGTATATGTTAATGGCGAATCAGAATCTGTTAACAATAAAATGATTAATGACGGCTATGCTTGGGGATACCTTGGCGAAACAAAAATTAAAGACTTTGAAGTATTAAAAAAGGCTAGAGCAAAGTCTGGAAAATGAAAACTGTTTTTTATTTTACAACAGACTGGTGTCAACCTTGTAAAAAGGTAAAGCCTATTGTTGAAGATATGAAAAAAGAAGGTTTTGAATTTCAAATAGTAGACGCTGACTATGAACAACTCTTAGTTAAACAATTTCAAGTTAAGTCAGTTCCTACATTTATTTTATTAGAAGATGGTAAAGAAATAAATCGTATAACTGGGGCAAAAACAAGGGGAGAGTTAGAGGACTTTATTAATTATGAAAAAATTGTTCAAAAGGATATTTAATCCAGATGGGAAAAATATGACTTCAGATGAAAATGAAATAATTGAAAAACTTATTCTTGAGGGTGGGCTAGAAGTTGCTGGTGTTGATTCTGAAGATGGGTCTTTACTTTACTCTTTTACCCCTAAAATTAAAGAATTAATGCCAGAGTTATATCATGATCATATGAATTTAGTAAATGCTGAAATTCTTTCTTTATGGGAAAGAGGGTATGTAGATATAGATTTTTTAGCAAAAGAGCCAATAGTTACTCTTGCGCCTAAGTCTTTTGACAATGCAGAAGTGTTAAAATTAAATAAGCGTGAAAAATGGTCTATTGAAGAACTGAAAAGGCTGTCTGACAAGCATCCAAACACCTAAAATCTGCTATAATGCTATTATGGATAAAATTGTAGAAGAGATAACTCATAACGCAATAAGCAAGAGTTATTACTCAGATAACGAAGAAGAAGACAAATGGGACAACATGGCTAAAGCCTGTTGGGTTGGGTATGAACAACAAGGAATGAAACCAAAAGGTGGACGCATGGTTCCAAACTGCGTTCCTATTAAAAAAATAGAAGAAGTAGAAAAAGCAAAAAGTGTATCTGTTGGAGATCATGTTACTTTTGGAGTTCCAAAACCACCAGACAAAACAGAATCTGCACATGGAGTTGTAGAAAGAATAGAGCGTTCTGGTAAGGTTAAACTTCCTGGAACTAATGAAACTGTAGAAGCATCTTCAGATAATCCTGTAGCAGTTGTTAGAGTTTATGCAACAAATGAAAAAGGTAAAAGAACACGAACTGATAGACGTGTTGCAAAGCCAGTTAGTTCTTTAAGAATTAACTCTGAACCGATTGATAATGAAAAAATGTATGATATGAATGAAACTATAGAAAAAGCATCTGAATCAAAATTAAGAGAATTGGTTGAGGCATACAACAAAGGGAAAGATGGCGACAAAAGAATCAGTGTAGGAACATTGCAAGCAGTTTATCGTCGTGGCATTGGTGCATATAGAAGTAATCCATCTTCAGTTCGTGGAAGCGTTTCTAGTGCAGAACAATGGGCTATGGGCAGAGTAAATGCTTTTATGGCTGGATTGCGTGGTAGATTTCCAAGAAAACCTTTTGATTTAGACTTATTTCCAAAAGGACACCCAAGATCAACAAAAAAATATTTGTTTGAAGATTTTGCAACAGAAGTAGAAAAACCAACAAGGGTTGTTAAACTATTCAATGATCCTGAAACAATAAACAAAAACACAGAGGGTTGGGGCGGATCTATTTTTGATTTAACTCCGTTTAAAAATAATGGCTAATAGATCTTCAGGATCATACTTTAAAGATCATGGTTTTAATCCATTACAAATTAAAGATGGCAGAATTGTTCGTTTAAGAAAAGACGGTAGAATAAAAGCAGATCTTGGTCCATATAAACCAGGCAAAGATAAATTAAAGGTGGTAGCAAATGGCTAATAAAGAACAAAAAGGCAATGCTAATAAAAAGAAAGAGCCTAAGATGACTCTTAAAGAAAAACGTGCTTTAAAACGAGAAAAGAAAAATAAAAAGAATGGCTGACACATATACACCAACATCTGGCATGAAGGCTGCTGCTCGTCGTGCTTTAAAATGGAAAGCAGATGGCAAGGCTAAAGGTGCTGGAACTCCAGTAGGCTGGGGTAGAGCAACAGATATAGTTGCTGGTAGAGTAATGTCTCTTAGTACTGTTAAAAGAATGTATTCCTTTTTTTCCCGCCATGAGGTAGACAAAAAAGGTAAAGGATTTTTTAGTGGTCCAGATTTTCCATCTAACGGAAGAATTATGTGGGATGCTTGGGGTGGAGATGCAGGATTTTCTTGGAGTCGTGCAATAGTAGAGCGTGAAAAGAAAAAAGTAGAAAAGGTTTGGCAAGGATCTGCTTTTAGTCTTTATAAATAAGGGGTGTATATGGAGAATTTAGAAAAACAAGAACTTATTCAGTTAATAGCATTTTATAAACAAAAACTATCTGATACTGAATTAGAATTATTAAAAATACAACTTGAGGTAAATAAACTTAATTCAATTATTTTGCAATCAGCCCAAGGGCTATCTAAAAAATCAAAATAAAAAAATGGAATATTTATTAATTATAGGCTTGACATCTTTAACCGTATGGTCTATAATTAAAATATCAAACAAAAATAGAATAACATTTTTAAAAAATATTAGATATCGCCAAAGCGATATGTGTGAAATAATTAAAGATGTTCTTCCAAAACAAAGGTTTGATGGGCCAAAGGCTATTACTCAATCTCAGAGACATATTCAAAAAAATATGTTAAGGGTTGTAATAACTGAAGGCAAGGCATATTGGATATTAAACAATGTTTTTTATACTGCAAATGCTATTAATGGCAGAGTAGATGAACAAACAATAAAAATATTAAACTTTGAAAATATGTCAAAAAAAGAATTAAACAAAATGTTATTAATACTTGATGACTTAAAACAGGGGACAGCACAGAATGATAGTGGCGGTACAAGGGACTAAAGAGTTCAACGACTATAACGTATTTTTACGTGCTATGAGCGTTGCCTTATCTAGTATGAATAATGAAGATAAAGAGTTTATCATTTATTCTGCTGGTCCAGCAAAAATAAATAACTTTGTTTCAGAGTTTTCTAATTTATCAGAACGTGGAATGAAGGCTAGGGGTAAAAAAATTAGATTTTATAATGCTGCCCCAGCGTGGTTAAGTGAAAATATAAATCAAATTAATTATTTTGCTTTTTTAAGTCGTCCAAAAGATCCAAAGTCAAAGTTGGTTTCAATTGCAGAAGCAAACAATATTGATGTTGGTCTTTTTAAATATTAGGAGAAGAAATGATTATTAAAAGTTTAAATACTATGGAAAAAATTGTAAATAAAAACACAAATTTGTTTTGGCGTGGGTGGGATGTCATTGATTTAAAAGAATCAGAAATTGCTAAAACTTCTCCAATGGGTATTAGAGTAAAAAATAAATGGTACATCCATAGAGTTTATAGCCCAGATCGTAATGGCTGGAATATACCGAATAAATATAGGGATTAATTTTGAAGCAGCATTTATGGAAAGACAACGCTGCATGTTTAGGACTTGACACTAATATTTATTTTGATAAATATGAAGATCACTTAGAGTCTAGATATAGTGTTGATGCATTTTGCAAACAATGCCCAGTTAGAAAAATATGTTTTGCCAACGGAGTTTCTGGAAAAGAATGGGGTGTTTGGGGTGGTGTTTATCTAGAAAGTGGAGAAGTTTCAAGAGAATTTAATAAACATAAAAGTAAAAAAGACTGGTCTGAAACTTGGCAGTCTTTAACTATGGAATAAAATGTATACAGATTTAATGAGACATGCTGTTCATTCTATACCTGCGCCAAAAGGTTTTGGGGTGCAGATTATTGACAATGATCACTTTCTTACGATAAAATTAGATGAGAAAAAGTTTTTACACATGGTACATGATGAAAAAATATCGGCATTGCAATATGTTGTAAAAATTAAAAAGGCTTTAGAAGATTGTGGAGCAATTGTTTTAGTAACAAGAGAGGCAGTTAAATGACAAACAATGAAATAATTTTAATAAGTACAAAAACAAAAAAACCAAAAAATTGTAAAATTATAATTAAAGATATGAAAGCATTTTGTAAAGTAGCAATAAGTAAGGAAGATCTTAATAAACTAAATGAAAAAGATAAAACTAATGTTTATAAATATTTAAATGAATTAGAAGAAAAAATAAAAAAAATGGGAAAATTATCACTATTGGTTTATGATGACTTTAATGATTAAACAATTATTTAAAATTATCATTTGTAAAATAAAAAATCATACTTTAGTTGTCGCTGGAACATGTCCATTTACTGGAAAAAACTATAATGCATGTACAAGATGTGGAGCAATGATAGTAATATGAAAAAAAAGACAAAAATACTAATATTAGTAATATTATCTTTCCTTACTGCCTTATCTCTTTGGGTAGCATCTAATTTAAAAGAATTGTCGGATCTAGATATTTTTGATATAGACAAAGAATAATGCAAACCTTTTTACCTTACACAGATTACAAGCAATGTGCAGAAATATTAGATAATAAAAGATTAAATAAACAAATATTGGAGTCTTATCAAATTCTAAAAATTCTTTCTGGCAAATCACCTTCTGGTGCTTGGCGTAATCATCCAGCAGTACTTATGTGGAAGAATGCAGAAAGATCTTTGCGTATATACACTAATACCATGATTAAAGAGGCTAGGCTTAGGGGTATTAGGACAGATGGCAATGAGGCTAACCTAGATGCTCTGGAGGCCGTTTCTGGGCATTTGTGGGGCACTGATAAGCCACTCTGGAGCACGGTATCTCATGTAAATCGTGTCAATATTACCCATAGAGCCAACCTTTATCGTAAAGATCCTATATATTATTCTATGTTTTATACAGACACAAAAAATATAAATAATAAACCATGCTGTGAAAAATGTCTTTATTACTGGGCAACTCACGTAATTAGAGATAGAGTACAATAGATACTATGGAGATGTTGTTTATAATATTTTTAAGTACTCTGTCATTTTCATTTGCAATAGCATATTGGGCGACCTTCCAACAATTAAAAGAATCTAACTTGTTATTGAATGATCTTTTTATTAAAAACAAGGCCCTTCAAGAATTAAGTTTTCAAGTAAAAGATAGTATAGGTATATCTGACGATGCTGTTCATAAAGAAAACTTTATTAAATTCCTTTCTGATTCAAGAGACTGGGCTTTTGAGTATATTGAGCAGTCACAAAAAACAATTAGAGAAGTTTCAGATGAATTAAAAAATAAAGGTTTGGCAAACTACTCTGAAAAACTTTTAGCACTATTACCAGAAATTAAGAAAGAAAAATAATATGAAATATATAGGTTTTGAATGCAGTATTTTGTTTGCTGCTTTCAAATTAACAAACAATGAATCATATCCTAGGAGGAAAAATGATTAATGATAAGACAAAAGCAATGCTGGCATCATACGGACGCTCCGTTCTTGGTTCAGCAATTGCACTTTACATGGCTGGCGTAACAGATCCAAAGGATCTATGGACGGCATTAGTTGCTGCTTTAGCGCCCGTTGCATTGAGAGCGCTCAATCCTAATGACAAAGCGTTTGGCGTATTACCAGATACTGGTGTTATTTCAGATGCTCTTGGCAAGATTGTGCCTGTTAAAAGTGCACCAAAAAAGAAGGCTGCTAAGAAAAAGTAGTTTGTTTTTGATAAGGAGGGCAAACTTAAAAACTTGCCCTCTTTATTTTTTATAATGGGAGAATCATGGATTTTGTATATATATGTAAAGAAGGCGTTAACGAAGAGTTAAAGTATTCTATTAGATCTGTTGTTGAAAGTTTTCCAGATTCAAACATATGGGTGGTTGGTGGCAAACCTGACTGGTATGCAGGCAATTATATAAATGTAGAACAAAAAGAATCAAAATATAAAAATGCTGTAGAAAATCTAAAAACAATTTCTAACTCAGATCAGATATCAGAATCATTTGTTTTAATGAATGATGACTTTTATATTATTAAAAAAATAGACAAAATAGAAAACTTTCATGGCGGTTACCTATTAAATAAAATAAACCTATATCAAAAACTAAATGGCAACTCTCAATACACCAGAAAACTTTCAGGCACATATAAAAAACTTAAAGCGTTAGGTTTTGAAAATCCACTAGACTATGAACTCCATGTTCCTATGATCATGGAAAAAGAAAAGTTAAAAACAGTTTTAGAACTTATTGATCAATTTTTGTGGAGATCTATATACGGAAATAAGTTTGAGGTTGGCGGTACAGAGATGCAGGATGTAAAGGTTTATACTAGCGGACCTTTGGTCCTTAAGTCTTATAATTTAAACATAGATAGTCACACCTATTTATCCAGCGCAGACAGTTCTTTTAATAATATATTTAATAAAATTCTTAAAGACAAATTTAATAAAAAAACTAAATTTGAGAAATGAGTTCTAAGTATTTACTCTTAAGTATTGTTGGTGCAAAGTTATTCAATCCTAGATTATAAGCCTGTTCTTTATAACTAGTTTTATCATTTACAGACATATAACTATCAATTGTTTGCGCTAACAAAACATTGTTTGCTTCAAACAAATTAATTCTGACCTTTGTTCTAATTGTTCCTATCGGATCTGATTCAATTAACCAATCTTGTGGCAAGATTTGATTGTTAGGTGAAACATTTGTCATAAAAACGGGTAGACCAGAAAGCAAAGCCTCATTCATTGGCAAACACAACCCCGCATATCGTCTTGGCAATATCATAGCGTCAAAGCCATTATATAAGTCTTCTCTGTTTTCTGGGTTGCCAACTTCAATTTTTAATCTTGAATCTGTTACATGTGTTATTATTTCACTTTGACTTCTAATAATTAACTCATAATCTTCTTTAGAATGTTTTAACATATTGATTACGGTTTCAGTGCCGTTTCTATCTTTGGCTGCTTTTTTCCCAGCAATGTGCAATAACCTATTATGTGATTTAGACATGTTATTATTTTTTACATTTGCAAACAATTCAGGATTAGTTGGAGGTGGAAGGTGAATTACCTTTGTTCTATCTCCGAACATACTTTGAATTGTTTCAATTTGCCACAAACTAGGTGATAGCAATATGGTTGGTAGTGGTAATTCTGGGTTTGTTAAATGACCAAACAACTCATAATTGTACTGCAAAATAGTTTTTACCCCACGTTTATTTGCAAACCTTATAAAGTTTTGATCATAAAAAGTTTCACAACTTAAAACAACATCTACATCTCCTAAAAACATTTTTACCTGTTGAACAGATGGAAATCCATGTGTTTTAATACAACTGTACTTGCTATACCACTCTGGGTGCTGCTTGTTATTATTAAATGGAGTAGAATCAATTAAAAGAATCTTATCGGGACTAAGCATATCAACTAATTCCCTGGTTTGATTACCTAAGCCAGTGTTGTCTGATCTTGCTATAATTCCTAGTCTCATTCTTTATACCCCCAAGTTTCATCGTCTACTGTAAATTTGCGGGTACCCTGACGACCATCTAAATGATAAGACCTTTTGATATTGTCTTCAGGATGATATATCCAAAGTTTGTGCATATCCCAACCTTCTTGACTAAATTTACTATATGGATATATATCATCTTGAATTGCTCCATGAAAAGTATCTTCTATAAAAAATTTATCTTTACATCTTGGAAGCACAATATCTTTGTAGTATTTTTTTCTACTTAAATGTGGTCGCTGACTCCATTGCATAGTTTTCATAAAACCATCTTCTAAACCAAACATAAGATCTTCATGATCTTTTGGTATTTTTGCTTCATAGTGAAAACGAATAGTATTAGCCTTATTGTATTCAAACATATCCAAACATTTGTCCCAATCTATTGGCATGTCTGGAGTTAGTGGAGCATCGCCCTCAACATAAAGAAGAAGGGGTGTTTTAATTTCACCAATAGTCTGACGCATCATGTTAGTTTGATGACTATGCTCTTTAAACACAAAAGGCAAAATGTTTTTATCTCCGTGCAAACATTTCCATAAAACGCGACTTTTATACTCATCGTAATCTTTTTTACGATTTTTTTGTTCTTCCCTAAGACCATCTATTTGCATAATAATTTCGTTGTCTGGAAAATGAACACGAACATCACTAATAGTTTGTTCTATCATTGTTGTACTTGGGTGATCTGGAATTACAGATGTAGCCATAACAATTGTTATATCTCTTTTATGCATTTACTTGCCTCATTAATTCAATAAACAAATCTCTTTTGTATTTAATCCACCAACAGACTATTTGATGTATTTCAGATACATAATTATTTAATAACTCAGGCAACAGATCAGGCATTTGCTGCCAATTTTCAACAGTCTTTATTGAATGATTTCCTTCAAATAAAAAATTAAAAAAATCTGTATTTTGCATTTTTGAATCTAGCCTATCTCCTATTGGCAAACAAAGCATTTCAATTGCCTCATAAAATCTAAATGAATCAACAACCATTGCTCCACTAGGACAGGGAACAATCTTTGACAAAAACATTTTATCGTAATATGGTTTTGGTCTTAAGCCTTCTGCAAACCCAGTTGTTGGGTTATAAAAAGAGTTTGGTATGTTGGGCATAGCAATTGCAAGTTCTTGTCTTCTTTGATGTGTTATCTGTCCTGAAAAAAACACATCATAGATTTTATTTTGATATTCTGGTAAATTTTTTGACAAATGTTGTGGAACACCTAGCGCCAATTTATTATATTGTGAATGTTTTCTGTGAGGGTATTGAATCCAAATCTCAATATTGTCATGTTTTATCCTATCAACTTTAAATGTAGCACTTTCATCTCCAGTAATAAATAAAACTACCCTGCTTATTTTGTTTAACTCTTCAGATATTTGATCTTCAAAATCTATATTTTGTGGTCCAGGAATAACTACAAAAGCCCTATCTGCGTTAGATAATGAGGTTACTTTAACTGGTTTTATTTTATTTTTAGTAAAAAATTCTTTTAATAAACCGTAATCCCATTTATCAGCAGCACAATCCTCTTCTTTAACTGAATAAAGATATGCTTCATATTGATTCATAATACAAGTGTACTTCATGCTGATAGTCAAGCAATGTTTCTTTATATCCTAATTCCCATAACCAAAATCTTAAATCGTATAAGTATTCATTCCATTGTTGCATCATAAACTCTGGGTGACCAGATAGCCATATCTTTGGTTTAAACTGCCTTAAAACGGCTTCTGCGCCCTTTAAAACACGACCTTCGCTACCTTCTACATCCAAAGAAATTGCGGTAGGCGGAACAATATTATGATCATAAACACAAGAATCTATTGTTATTTGACCATAATTATTACCTTCTAAATATAATTCTTTAAAGCCATGTGCTGCCTCAATTTCATTATTTACTTCTGGTGGCCACTCATTATGATAAATTCTTACAAGATTGTTTATATTATCAGATGCAAATCCAGGAATACAGGCTAATGGTTTGTTAAGATTGTTGTTTTCCCATATCAATGGGTAATGTGACCAAACTTTTGGATTTGGTTCAAACACTACTACTTTTGCACCCCACATTTGACAAAGAGCAACCATTTCTCCCTCTTCGCCACCAACATAATAAACCACATCTTTTGTTCCAAGATTTTTATGCATTGAACTTAATCTATTTTTTTCCCAACCTTTTTCTGTATACCATTCTGGCCTATGAGCACGATGTTTAGGTAAAATTATTTCAAACTCTCCATTAATAGTTGCTTTAATCATTTCTGTCATGATCTTAACCAACTAACTAATGATGTCTGTGGAGTCCAATTGGTTAATTTTTTAAACTTTAAATTAGATGCAAGAGTTTCTTTTACTTCCCCAATTCTTGGCGGTATAAATTTAATATCATTTGATATCATATTAGCAATCTCAAGTATAGAATAATTACTTCCATAGCCAATGTTATATACTTCTCCAAAGCCATTGTAAACCTCAGATGCAAGAATGTTTGCATGTACTACGTCTGATATATGTGTAAAATCTCTGCGTTGAGAACCATCTCCAACTATTGTTAATGGTCTTTCTTCACTTTTTTGTTTTAAGAATAGTCCAATTACTGGGGCGTATTGACCTTTTAATGGTTGTCTATCTCCGTAAACATTAAAGTATCTAAGTGAAATTGTTTTTAATCCATAAAGATTAAAGTAAACTCTTGCAAGGTTTTCACCAAAAACTTTGGCAGTAGAGTATGGAGTTAATGGATCAGATGGTTGTATTTCTTGGTTTGGTAGCAAGGCTTTTTTACCATAAGCAGAGGATGTGCTTGAATAAATTAATCTATCTACTTTATTTACCCTACAAAGTTCAAGAACATTGGCTGTTCCTACTGCATTTGACTGAATAGATTTTTTAGGATTTAATATTGCTGGCTGTATTCTTGCATCAGATGCTACATGAAATACACAGTCAACGCCACTAAAAAGTGGTGCAATCAAGTCGTAATCACAGATATCATATTTATAGTTTTGTGCTTTATCATTCCAGTAGAATTGCTCATGACATTCAGCAGACTCATCATCAATACAAACAACATCGTGACCAAGACTAATTAATTTATCAACAAGGTTTGATCCAATAAATCCAGCGCCACCAGTAACTAAATATTTCATTTTATATTTAAAGTTTCTAATATGACTGCCCACCTATGAACATATGTGTGTTCTTTTTTAATTCTTTCATGACCAGCAACTCTTATTTTTTCTCTTGTTATTCCATCTAGTAAATAGTAATCTATTTTTTCTTTAAGGTCTTCAAGGTTGCCGTGCTCATAAAATACAATTTCTTTACCGTCTTCAAAATACTTATCAAGTCCTTTTATGCGAGGGTAGATAGTAAATCCACCACGACCAGTGCTTTCAAACAACCTATCACTTGTATAGTATGGATAGTTAAAGTTTATATTAAGACTATCTCCTATGGCTACTTTGCTTTTTGCATAAATACGATTAAGTGCATCACCACGAACAGTGCCAGTATCTCCATCGCCACCAACATGCAAAAACTTTTTACCGTATGTCTTTCGTAAAAAGTCTATTAATTGTGGACGGTATTTATGCTCTGGATGATATCCCCTGCTACCAACAAAGATTATGTCATGCTCAAAGTTATTTATATTGTAATCAGAATGTATATAACACTCTTTATCATAAACTCCAGCAGGCAAGAAGTGTCCTTTAACACTTGTATTTTCATTAAACCAATCACACATTAATTTATCTGTAGCAAAGAAATGACCTATGCTTTTATAAAAATCATCACCTTTTAAATCTTTTTCACGCTCAATGCCAAACCATAAATCTAAATGATAGGTCATAGTTGGTACGCCAGCAGCCTTTAATTCTTTTAGCACATCAGTCATAGACCTAGATCCTGGAGTTTGCCATCTATGTGTGTGTACCCATATGAATAAATTAGACTTTAATGCTGCATTTAATATTTCTGTGCTTCCCGCTTTTTTCTCCTGCAGTTTTTGCACGGTATGGCCAAGAGACTCCAAAGACTTAGCATGATGATTCTCACTACTATAAGGTACTTCAAAGTTACCAAGAAAAACTATATTAGCCATTAATTTGCTCGTTCTGCCCTCTAGCAATTGCAGCAGAAGCCTCAAAAGCCTTTTGTGTTCTACGAGATTTAAGCATTCCTTTTTCTTTCCAAAGTGGAATAGTGGCCTCAATATCTTTGGCTATCTGCTCTCGTATTTCTTTAACAGTAAAAACAATAAAATTCCAAACATCTTCTTTTTGTTTATCATTAAGTTCATTTGTCCAATTATTCATTATTTAAAATCCAATGTTTTTAGTTTTTGATGACCTAATTTTATTGTAGGATCACCATATATTTTATATCCTAAATTTGTGGCTTTTCTACAAAAATCTACATCCTCACTTATATTTATAACTTCATTATTTTTTGGATCTACTAAATCAAAAGTTTCAAACCAGGGAAACGTCATATTTTTAAAAACTTTAAAATTTATTGCTATAAAACCAAAACCACAAGAGTCTAATTCTATTAAATTTGTTTCATTTTCAATTTCATATTCTAAAATATTTTTATTGTTTTTAAAAGCAGCCAAATTGTTTTCACCATATAAATTTGTTGATTCCATTTTATAAAATCCACAAATTATATCTTTATCTGAATATAATATTTTTTTTAAATCTTCAATACTCCAAGTTATATCATCATCAATAAATATTACTTTTTTAGGTTCTAATTTATTATTAAAAGGTAAAATATTTTTGCTATTTTTTTCTCCAGGAAAATTTCTAATCATATCATTTCTTGTCATTGCTGCTGAAAAACTATATAAATTAGTATATATAAAATCTATAGATTCTTTTTCTAAATATAATAAACTATTTGACCAAGAAATTAAAAATTTTGCAGAAAAGGTTTTTCCTGGAATACAAAAAACATAATCTGTATATATTTTATTCATTTTCTTCCTCAAATTCTCTCAAGGCATTAGAACTTTTATAACAATTGGCACAATCTCCATTGACCAATTTACCACCACAATAGTCACAGAACATAGTTCTATGATACCAGATTTACTTTATTTTTGATTCCTAGCAATTTTTGCAGCAAGAATTTGCATTCCAACTCCATTTGTTTTACTGGCTTCAATATCAATAGCCTCAATTTCTTGGGCTATTTTTTCACGTAATTGTTTTTCGTCCATGTTATTTTTCTATAGATTTACAAACATTATCAAATTGTTTAATAGCATTAATTTTTAATGTCATTGCATTAGTAAGTGCCTCAATATTTTTATCAGTTAATGCAATTTTTGTATTTTTTTCTATATTAATCCAAGAAGAAGTAATTGATTTAATTTTTCCAGTTGTATTTTTTTGTTTTTTAGATATCATATTAATATTAGATTGAATTTCTTCTAAAATATCATTATCACTAGCCAAGCCATTAGACCATTCAAACATTACTTCTGATTCATAACTTGCTTTAATGTTTTTACAGGCAAACTTATTAGCCTTTGTATTTAAAGATTTTGTTGCTGCCTGAACAGAACTAATAGGAAGCGCAAGAATTATTAACGTACTTATTATTATTTTTTTCATATTATAAGTATATCGCATCTGATTTGTTTTGTAAAGTTACTCTTTATTTTTAATTACTGGATCAAGCCTGTCCCAATATCCATCAATATTACCCTGATAGATTTCTCCAGTTTCCCTATCTAATAACATCCATTTTTCAGGAGATTTTGTATGAACAATAAGATCTACTGAATCAGTGAGTTCTTTAAATTCTTTTGAAGTTCTCATTTATGTTTTCTTATATGATTATATATTGTTTGGTATGCCATTGCTGATCTTACTTGAATTTCTTCTTTGCATACCTCGCAAATAACAATTCTGTTGGCTGACATATAAAATCAGTATATCAAATTTTAGGCGGTATGTCAAGATATAATATATTTATGGAAAGAGCCATACTATATTTAATTTATTCTCCTGCCCTTAGAGCATTTAAAATTGGCATATCTAATTTGTCTAACCGTAGATATTCTCAGCATAGGGTAAAAGGCTGGACAATAGTTAAATATTGGTATTTTAAAGACAGAAATGTGGCCAAACAAGTTGAATCTGGAGTTTTAAAGACTCTTCGTAATAAATTTCCAGCGGTACATTTAAACAAAAAAGATATGCCTCAGCACGGATATACAGAAGCCTTTAGCACCAAAGTTATATCATCTAAAAAGGTAATGGCTTTAATTAATAAAGAAATAAAGAATTACAGTACTCAATGATATAATAGAATGAGTATGTGTCCACATTGTAATTATCCGCTAATCCCTATACTTTATGGCTATTCGGATCCAAAGTATGTTGATATGCATAAACAAGGTTTGGTATTTTTGATATCCACAACCTATCATACAAAAAACGATCCATCCTCATACTGTAAAAAATGCAAAGAGTCTTTTAACATTAAATTAAATTATAAAATTAATTAATAAAATTTTAATTTTATATTAAACCAATGTCTATATTATTTATATATTTTTTTATCTTTTATTAAAGAATAATAAGCCCGATGTATATTAGAATAAAGTTTTTGATTATAAAAAAAGTGTTCATTAGGTTTTTTTACATCAAAACTTGAATTCCAACGCTCTCTTTTAAATGGAATAACTTGAAACATTGGTGTATTTTTTTTTATGGTGCCCTCAAATCCATCTTTAATTACAAATGGAACATTTATTTCTCCATCATAAACATCTGTATCTACAATTCCAGATATTGTATAAAATGGGGTATCTAAATATGCTTGAGGATGTATAAAAAGACAAGACCAACCAGGCGGAGTTTTAATTGTCCAGCCATGCATGTTTTTAAAAATAATTTTATTGAATCCGTCTGGTATTTTAAAAGTTGATATTTGTTCAAAATCCCAAACTTCTAAAACATTTCTATTTGTTATAAATTTAATAACAGGATTTTGATTTTCTTGTTTTATAAAAAGATCTGCCCATAACGGAACATAATAACCAGCACTAAACATGTCCATTGTAGGAACACATCTTTTTACAGTTACGGTAGAGTATGGTGATATGTCAAACTCGCCAAAACTGTATATTGGCATTTCTTTCCACCAGTCTGGGAGTCCTTTTACTGCAGGAAATGGCTTTGGCATAACATTCCAAACATAGTCATCTTGTGCTATAAAATTTATAACTTTGCTCATAAAATTTAAACAGTATTTTGTTTATTTTCTTCATAAAAAAGAGGGACTGTTTTTTGCAAAGTAACTTTTCGGCTAGTTAAGTATCCACCTTCTGTGTCTAACTTTCTTAGTGCTGTAGGTTGATCTTTTCCTAAAACCTGAACAATCATTTCTACTTTATATGTATAGCAATTTGTTTTTTCATTACTGTCTGGCATTTTATCCCCCTTTGGAATAGTTGTTGTATTAAGTATACACTAATAAAAATTTTTAGTCAAATATTAAAAAATATTTAATTAGTAAATCTTTCTATTGTGCCTTTAGTATCAAAACAATTTCGGCACAGTTCAATAAAAATATTGCCTTTGGTCATACCCTGAACCATATAGTCCCAGTCGTGTTCGCAGGTATCTGGATCTTGGCGGTTTTTAAAGGCTTCCCGCATTTTGTCTAAATTGCCATATTCCATGCTATAAGTTTATCATTAAATAAAATTAGTTGTCTTGTTGATCAAGATCTTTTATTCTTGCCAATATTCTATTAAACATATCTTTACGCTCTTCGGAAGATAACTCAATACCTGTGTCCATTTCTGTCATTGAAATCGCAAGGTATATCAAATTTTTATTCATAAGCCTGATTCAAAAACTCATCTGCCCAGAATACCGCAAGAGACTCATTACCCACATCATTAAAATAATAGCGATTTTTTTTAAGGCTATAGGTCCAGCCCTTCCAAAGGTTATTTTCTTCCTCTGCCCAAGTAAGGTTATCAGTTATCATTACTTAATCATATCAAGTTTTAACCCATATTGCAAGAATGATATAATAAAAATATGCAATTAACAGATCAGGCAAAAGACAAGGTAACAGAACTTATCAAAGACAGTCAAATAGCCATGCCAGATCATAAATTATTTTTAAGAGTGGCGGTTCAGCCTGGAGGTTGTTCTGGTTTGAGATACCAAACCTACTTTGACTATGAGCAAAAAGACGGGGATCAAATAATCCCATATCAATCCTTTAACCTACATATAGACAAAATGTCATGGCCTTACCTACAAGGCTCCACAATGGATTTTGAAAATACTATTCAAAAACAAGGTTTTACAATAGACAACCCCATGGCTCAAGGCTCCTGTGCCTGTGGTGATAGTTTTCACTAACTTGACAAATTTTAGGTTGTCCTGTAACATAGATAGAATGGGTGAAAGAAATAGGTTTGAGCGCAAATTAGACGAGTATAATCATACTATGGAACTTATAAGAACTATTGTACCTGTCTTGGTTCTTACGTTGCAAATAATAATATTATACAAGTTGATGAGATAATATGACTGAGATGACTAGCGTTGGACAAGACTATTTAGATCAAGAACCTAAATTAGAGGACAATCAAGAATTTGAATGGGAAAGTGAGGGGGGCAGCGTTGTTAAGCCTCCAATTGAAATAAAAGGTTCGTTGATTGTTCAATCTCTGTCTTGTGGAATTAATGATATTAGAAATTAAAAATTTGGCGACAGGGTTCGGCGCAAAATAGAATAACAAACCTTCCCCTGCCCAAGATGGGCAATAGCGGTTAGTATCCTGTCTATGCGGTATAATGAATTAACATAGATTTAGGGGTGGATATGGAAGTACTTTGGTTTTTTGTTGGACTGATTGTGGGCTTGGCCTTAGATTTTGTCTTAGTATTGCATATGCTCAAACCTCTTAAGAAACGTATATTGAAGTTAGAAAATGAAGTACGCAGGGTTTACATTAAAGCGCAACATCCAAAGGCGTAGGAGCCGTAAGTAAACATCCGCACTCTACACACTCTGCATTATCTAAAAAATACATTCCCATTTCATAGGTTGCTGGATCAAATTGCACTGTTAATCTGATCAGGCTTGACCCACAGCAAGGACACACAGGAGTTGGAATTCCTCTAAGATCTACCATTAAACCATTATCCCATAAATCGGCGGGAATGTAAAGAATGTCGTAATCCCCCTAGTACAATAACAAACCTCATATGCCAGATATGCCAGATATCCAGATATTAAGATATCCTGGTTTGGCAATATGGATCCAGGACGATGGTTTGATACCCTCGCAAAATAGGCTTAGAAGGCTGATTTGATACCCTCTAGAAGTTGTCATAGACAAAAATAAATCTTACTGATATTTTTATGAGTGGGTAAGAGTGGAGGAAAGTGGAGAGTAATGGGTGATTGGGCGATTTTTTAGATGGCGTCGTAATCCTCTGACGGGCCAAACCCTCTATCCCAAACCTTCCTATCTCCATAACGGGCATGCATTATACTACCAAACCATGGTTTTGT